GTGGCCGCCAACCTTGTTCGCACCATCGGGATGTCCCAAATATGGCGCATTGTGGCCTGCGACCCCAAACTGCCCGAGAATTTCTTCGCCAAGAACCTTAACCAGGCCCTGGCCGACAGCAGCTACGTCGGCATGGTCGACATGCGCGCGCCCGTCACTCGCAACAATTCGTTCTTCCACGCCAGCCTCGAGCCGTTCCACGAGACCCAAAGCTCCGTCTACCGCGTCCTGTCCTGGGCCTCCCGCATTGCGTTCCATCGCCGCGGCCACCGACCCATCGTGGTCCCAAAGACCATCGTGTCGCAGCTTGCCCTAGAGATCGTCAACGTCGGCCGATCAGCCGATGCCTATCGCTTGCTCACCCACAAGGCCAAGTCGGCTCTTAGCGGTGTGGCCATGCCTGTCGAAGACATGGTGGCGGTGCTGCCCGCACTCGTTGCAGCCGCCTTCACGCACACGCTGAGCCTCGAGCTCGACGAGTTGAGCTTCATGCTAACCTGGAACGCAGGCCCTCTCAAGCTTCATAGTTGGGCCTTCACGTTCAGCCCTGTGGCGTCGCTCGTATCCCAGCTCTACGTCCACCGCTGGAAGCTGATCGCTGTTGCTTTAGCCTTCGCGGCGAGTCGTCTGCGCGCACCACTTCGTGCGGCGGGCGGCTCGGGCAACGTCCTGACCGAAGGCGATCTCAGTTCGCTGCGCCACTTGCCCCGTCTGAGCTACCGGCTTATCGAGCAGTGGTTCGCGCCGCCAACCCAAGGTTACAACGAGTCAATCCTGACCTCCTGGCCCGTCCCCAGCGAGCTAGCTGCCCACTCCGGGTGGTCCCCACAACGCGTCCTGCGCACCATCGCCACTGTCACGTTCCCGGCTGCCCCCGACAATTCGGTTTGGACCCTGCTACTGGGTCCCATCGGCGAAGAACTCATCAAGCGCGTACACCCGCTACTCGCTTTCCTGCTAGTGTTCTCTGAGTTTGCGACACGTCAGTGGGCCCCAGGCTTCGTCGCCCACGCGGTCGTCGCCATGCACATTGTCGCCACCCTTCTGCCCTTGCCCGCCGGCATTGCCTTACACGTCGTCTGGAACTACTTCGCATCCCGCCAGCGCTATGTCGCCTATCCGTACCCCCGGTGGGCAGACTGGGTTATGCGCGCCAACCAGCCCCTCGCGCGAGCCAGCCCCGACTACGCCCAGTGGTTGCTCCGCCAGTTCGACACGAGCGTTTCCGCATTCGGCGCTTCAATTACCGCCGCCTATGGCAAACACAAACGCCTCGCCGCCCTGGCCGTCACGGCCCTGGCCTTCCTCGCGTGGCGCAATCGCACGCAACTAATGTCGGCAATTCGGGACAGATTGGGCCGCCTGGCGAACCATTGGATGGTCCCCGGCCCTCTCGCCAGCTACCTGCGCCGCCTAGCCCACGTCAAACTGTACGGCCAGAACATGCCTCCCGACCCCACGACCATGGCGGAACACGTCGAGCGCGTCGAAATCCCGACCTGCGAAGTTCCAGACGTCAAGCGCCCCCTCGACCCCGACGTCAAGTACACCCCCGCCCGCATCGACCTGCCGGCCGTGGGCCGCGTCGGCGCGACCATGATCGGCATTGCCCCTTCCGATTATTTCCCGATGGTGCCTGATTCCCGAAGCAGCGTCAACATACGCGCCGCCCTGGTCGGCCGCATCGGTTGCCCAATCGCGCCCGCCGACCCAGCTCAAACGAAGCGCCACATTGAGACCGCCTGCATGATCACCAAGCGCGTCGCAGACGTGCTCAGTCTCGACGAGGTCATTCCGCTACCGCGCGATGCCTGGCTGCGCCGCCATCCCGCTCCGGCAC